TTGTTTAATGTAAGCAAGCGGTTGAAATCCAGCGCGGGCTTTGACTTCAACATCGAACGGCACATTAACAATATCCTTGCCACTACCCCTTCCCACACAAGCGCCTGCCCACTGAGTCGATAGGTACTCAGCTACAACACGCTCTGTGCGGAAACCTCTGTGCTTTCTTGCTTGACTAGCCATTGACTGCTGTGCATTTACCACATTGCCAGATAACAATGCCATTGACTGAGTCAGATGAAATATTCTCTAGCTCACGAATCTGCACTGGCTCATTACATAACTGACATGCAATAAACGCTGACATAAGATCCAGCCATTCACCATTGATTTTAATTCCTACATGTCCCATTATACTCTCGCTTTCTGTGGTTGCCATTTACCATCACTGCCTAACACATACCATACTGGTGGACACTTACCTTCGAAGCCTGCATGACCTAGAGCTGTGCATTGGTACGCTGCCCAATCCTTGCCAGTCTTTGTGCTGTGTCCAGTTTTCCAAACCATAGATCCATGCTTGCACTGTGGCACTTCAGCAGCTTCTTCTGTTCCGATAACTGCTGCAATGTTCTCCATAGCCTTTTCAAGCGTCACTGGAGCATCTACAACCTTCATGTATTCATTGACTGGAGTAGTCCAATAGTCTTGCACATCTGCCACGGCAGGCTTAGCAGGCTTTTGTGCTACGACCTTGCTCATTTCTTCGCGGCTTGGACGCTTTCCTTTAGCAGCATAACCTGCAGCGCTAAGGCTTCTGCCGATTGCTGAAGTCTCACAATTCTCCAATGCTGAAGTGCTATTAACACCTCGATCAGTAACTTTTTCTTCCGCGTATCCTGTCGTCCACGCAACGCTATCTGTAGAAGTTTTGTATAAATACGCTTTAACAATGTATCTATCTTTCTCGACAACTTCCAGCTCTGTTGCAATGCGAAAATCTGGATAATCCTTAATAAACTTTTCAAGTCTCACCTCAACTGTCTCGTAATCGGCTAAATTAAACATAGAGCTCATTCTCCTCTGTAGCCAGTTGCCCAGCTAGTGCGCCATAGCTGCATAGATCAATCCAGTTGTCTATGTGCTGAGCTGATTGATTAGTCCTAGCCAGTTTAACCAAGACCATGATGCCTGCCACCTGATAATCATGGATCGGCATCTCTAAGTAGGCACTAAGCAACATCGCTGTGTGCTCTAGGTTGTCTGCAGGATGTCCGTACTGAAGCCCACGATCTCTAATCGTGTCGGTGGCTGTTAGTAAGATTTCATTGGCTCTCATTTATCGGCCAAGCTGCGCCCTAGATTGCGAGCCTTGTGCCAGCCTTCTCTGCGACCATCCTTGAACCCTTGTGAATACCAGAGGACATTGGAAATCAAAAGCAATCCAATCATTCCTATAATTACTACTGAGTTAATCATTGTGTACCTATCTGTAGCAGTGCCCTTGACTGCTTACAGACTTAGAGTCTCATGCCTATCTGACAAAGTCACGGACATTTAGGTAACGAAACGATAACGATTAGCGAGCGCGTCCGTACCGCTTACCGTGAACCAAGAATGTGCCATCTTTTTCCACATAGATTAGATCGACCTGCACATTCTTATTGTGTTCTGTGACTATGGCAAAGGCTTGCTGCCAGTTGGGCGAAGAAACGTATTTGGCGGCCTTGACATTCATTGCGTGTCCTACCTCAACTCCATGCAGTACGCGCCTTACAGAGCCATTGTAGGCCTCAGAAACGGCACTCCTGCCAGCACGATGCGTGTGCCCCATAATTACTGAGACTCCCATGCGCTTGCTTTGGTTCAAGGCCGACATTCCTGGGTTAGGGTTCAATGCCCCTAGATCACCATGAATCGCCACCCAGCCTTTTGCAATAGGCATAGGCTCTTTCCAGTATTTAATCCCTAGCTCATCCAGTTTTAGAAACTTCTCTAGCTTTAATTCTGGCAATGACATGAATGCAGGAATCTTCTTCATGATTACATTGTATAGACGATCACAATGGTTACTTCTAACCATGTGCGCTTCCTTGACATGCTGAGTCAATTCCCATAACACTTCGACAGTGCGATCTCTGTCAGCTGCAAGAGTCTGTTCATACCATCCTGGCTGATTCTCATGCCAACGGCTAATCTGAGGTAAATCTATTTCATCGCCAATCGTCAAGACGGCATCTGGTCTGAAGGATTTAATGAAGGCTGCAAGGTTAGTGACCAGATGTGAGTCTTCATATGGGCACTGAAGGTCTGGAATTACGACCGTGCGCTTAATCGTCATCCTCATCTTCGTAGTCGCCGAACTTCTCTACTTCAACTGGCTCTGGAAGAATCCAGCGAGGATAAGCCATGGGCTCGACAATAACTGCTAGAGCTAAATCAACAGGAAAGCCTGCTCTGCGTAGGGCGCGATACATCTCCTGTAACGAGATAGCCCATACATCTAACGCGCTATAGGTGTCAAGATCTATAACCCTTTTTTTAGCCATGACAAAATTATCGCTCTAGAAGTATGTTATAGATCTCATCGACACGCTGATTGAGTCGCTTAATCTCTGAGAGCAGATGAGTAATGACATACCCTGCAAGACCACCAATGATTAGCAAGGTGCTTATGTAAAGGCTAAAGAAATCTGTTTGGCTCACTTTTTAGGACTCGCATACCCGAACACTCCAGCTACTATCGCGCCTAGAATGTGGCGATAATCTAGAGAAAAGTTTGAGGTAGTTCCCCATACTGCAAGGAAGGCTCCGACTGCGATAACTACTGGGTGCTTCATATTCATTATTCTCCGCCTAACATAGGTATCTGAAAAAATCGACCATCATTGTCAGCCTTTTTCTTAAAGGAGAAGTGACAGTGCTTTTCGTGTTTGTTAGCCCCTTTGTACTTTCTCCATCGCCATCCCATAATAGGACTAGCGATGCGCCCATTGTAAATGATGTAGGAGATACGACCGTCTTTTCTTGCAAGCCTACGAACTTGATCTGCAAGATAAGACATGATCTCTGGGTCACCGAGATTAGCTGTAACATCGATGGCTCGTACCCAGCCCTGATCATCTGGATTGTGATCCGACTTGCGAGCAGCGTGTTTTGCATCACCGATCCAGCCATCGGAAATTGTACTACGATCTGGGTAGGTGTCATCGACTTGATTCCTAAACTGAATCGCAGCCTTTGATAATCTCGGTTTAATCAATTACTTAATTGTCTTTAACTCTGCTTCGTGTGCATCGATAGCAGATTCAAGGATTGAAAGTGCGTTAGCAGCGTTCTCTACGCCCTCTTCATTGCCAAGCGATTGTGCTACCTGTGCATTGATTGAGTGCTGGTATGCCTCAGCTGCGAACTGTGATAGACGATCTTCAATGATCTTTTTTTTCTGATCATCCGTTAGGTACTTTGAGTAATCTATTGCCATTGTATTCTCCCTTTATGCTGCGTAGTAAGGAACTTTGTATTCAGTTCCACCGATGTCGATCTTGAGATAACCAGTTGGTGTTGCTGGTAGAGCCGATGCTCCACCTGCTGCTCCCACTGTTGTAGCTGTATTGCCTGAGATGTACTTCATCCAACCTGCGGCTGTAATGCCAAAAATTGGAGATCCAGCACTATTTTGAATTGACCAAGAATCCGCGGTTTGTGAAGCATAGTTGCGTGTTAAAACTGTGACATCTGCTGCAGATTGTTGATTAGTTACGCCAAACTGGGCTGCTGATGTAAGCAATACGCCTACACCTGTTCGACCTGCAAAGTAATTTATTGCTGTGCCTGCCGCGTAAAAATTATAGTTGTTAGTTGCCGCCGCGCTGTTAGCATAAAATGCGAAGTTGTTAGTAGCACCTGAAAGCGCGTCACTGAAAAAACCGTATTGGTTAGTAAGTGTAGAACCAGCCCCGATAGTTGCGTTGGCTGAACTAAAATGTCGTAGTGAAGCCGCTGTGTAAACGGCAGCCTCTGTAGATGGTGCCGAGTAATAATTTCGCATTACCGTTGTGGCCGTTTGTGGAAATGTAACGCCTAGTGATATTCCGCGTGACTCTCCACCTGAAGCCGCAACAGAACCGCCTAAATTAAGGCGTACCCAAGTAACAGGAGATGTCATAATACCAACATTACCGCTTGAATCAATAGTCATACGAGTTACTAATTGTGTTTGAAATGCTATTGATGCTGCATCTTGTGTGCTTAATGCTAATCCACCCGTACCGCGTGCGAGTAATTGACTTATGCCATTTGCCCCCGAATTGCGAATAATTCTTAAACCGCTGTCCGTGTAAGTCGTGTCACTAACAAAATCAATGTAAGTAGCTCCGTCTACAGTACGCCCTGCGCCTAATTCAATACCGACTGTGCCTGTTGCAGCATTTCCAAGATTGTATGTGCTAAATGTTGCTGTTAAAACCGTCTGTCCTAAAGTCAATCTGTTGACGCTATTCGTTGCAAATCCGATTGTGTTTGTGGTTGATAAATACATACCATTAGTCGGCACTGTTGAACCTGTGACAATTAACGCGGTTGCTGTTTGTGCAGCTGTAAAAACATTGGCAGAACCTAGATTAAGTGAGACTGTTACGTCTCCGCTTGTACCGCCACCGCTTAATCCTGAACCTGCTGTGACCGCTGTTATGTCACCTACATCATTTGTGATCCAAGTAAAGTCCATGTCTGTATTAGAAGTCTTGGAAAGGATCTGACCTGTAGTGCCACCCTTAAGATCAACCATAGAGCTATCAATCGCATTGACAGCAGTGCGGATAGCTAACGCACCATTCTTTACGAGGTCTGTATTGTCTGGCTCGGGCCAGCTAAAATTCGGACTTGTTGCCATTTATGCTACTGCTCCTGTCGCGTTATTCCAGTCAAGTGTACCAGTTACACCTGTCCAGATTGTGTCACTTGGTATTACTGTCTCCCATTGAGTTGTTGATAATGAGAACTCTGTTGCTGTGATGTAAAGGGTAATGTCCACATAGGTAGGACTAGCCTTCAACGCTATGTTCTCGACAAAACCCTCGAATGTTCCCCCTAGCAAGTTGCTCGGTAGATTATTGATAAGGACTGGATCGCCGAAGAATGTATTGATAAGGCTGTCAAGCATCGCACTAGGCATGTCAGGATTATCTAGTCGGAAGGTAATGGCT